TAAGAAATGTTGCAGTTGAAACGCTCGCTATAAATAGCGGAGAAGTACTTGGCGAAAGCGTGCGTGGGGTGTGCGGCTCCGTTGGAGTTGATGAGCGGCGGGGGACCGTGGGCGGCTACTGCAATCTCCTTTGAAGGATAAAGAAACCAATAGAGTTCCTTGGTTTGATAAAGCTTTCCAACGTTCATTGGTTTACTTCCTCAATATCATCCTTGTACAATTCAGCAAGATAAATCCAACCAACTTCTCCATTGGCTGAAAGAATCTTGATAAATTCTCCATCTTTTTCCAAAAGGCAGAAAATGCTTTTTGCAGAAATATAAGAAACGTAGCAGTTATATTTCTCGCTATAATAAGCGGCGGCCCGAGCGGCGGCGACGGCGGTGACGATCGTTCGCCCGGCGGTGGCGGTGGCAGCAATCTCCTTTGAAGGAAAAAGCATCCAACAAAGCTTCTTGACTTGATAAAGCTTTCCAATGTTCATTGGTTCATTTCCTCAATATCATCCTTGTAAAAATCAGAAAGATAAATCCAACCAACTTCTCCATTCGTTGTTAGAACCTTGATAACCTTTTCATTTTGTTCCAAGAACACAAAAATGCTATTTGGAGAAATATAAGAAACATTGCAGTTGAAATACTTGCTATTATAAGCTGCGGCACGTGCTGCGTGGTCGCATCGGGGTGAAACGAACGAGGCGGGGGCGGTGGTGGCAGCAATCTCCTTTGAAGGAAAAAGCATCCAATAAAGATTTTTGACTTGATAAAGCTTTCCAATGTTCATTGGTTCATTTCCTCAATGTCATTCTTGTACAATTCAGTAAGATAAATCCAACCAACTTCTCCATTGGCTGAAAGAATCCTGATAAATTCTCCATCTTGCTCCAACAACACAAAAATGTTATTTGGAAAAATATAAGAAACGTTGCAGTTGACACGCTCGCTATAACGAGCGGAGAAAAGGCGTGCAACAGCGGCGGCGGAGTCCACGGCGACGGTGGCAGTGACGGCGGCGTGGGCAGCAACATCCTTTGAAGGATAAATCATCCAATAAAACTTCTTGACTTGATAAAGCTTTCCAATGTTCATGAATCCAGTATACCAGATTGGTTATGCAAAATCAAGGAATATTTTTCCTAAACCGTTATTTCCTCAATATCATCTTTGCACCAATCAGCAAGATAAATCCAACCAACTTCTCCATTCGTTGTTAGAACCTTGATAACCTTTTCATCCTGCTCCAAGAACACAAAAATGCTTTTTGGAGAAATATAAGAAACGTTGACGTTGCAGTTAAAATACTTGCTACAATAACGAGCGGTGGCGGCGGTGGCGACGACGGCGGTGGCG